AATCATAATAATTAATAGTTTCCTCTTCACTTAAATATCTATCTTTTAATTTATTATTAAACAAATTAAATTGCATAATTACAGCAAGAGCATCATTCATTGTCACAATAGTCTCATCAAGAAACTTTACTATAAGCATAGACATCTTTTGCTTTGCTGTATGCTTATCTATTTCAAGCAGTGTTTTAAACTCTTCGTTCAAAAAAGAGACAGCTTTATCAAAGTCAAAAGACCTGAAGCTGCCTCTGTTATATTTCCAGAATTTAGTTTTCAATTATAATGCTATTAATTATATTTAAATGTTTATCTGATTCTCCATCAATTGGCAAATCATTATCTACAAATCCTCTTAATACTCTATTCTGTTTAGAGGTAGTTACATCTCTTAAGTAATGTCTATAAGAGTGATTCCAAAAGTATAAGTTATTTTTCATACAACAAATCTATACATATATATTATATGCAATGTTAAGCTAACGTTAAGAAATCATTAACAAATGAAAAAAAATAAAACAATTGATTATTATTCAGTAATTTAGATGAAAAATAAAATATATGTATAATTTAAAACCCACTATGTTTAATGACTAACGTATCACGTAAACGCCTTTATTTGCGTTGGCGAGGAAATATTGTGCAGAGTATCGAAGTGCGTCTATCTGATGGTTCCATTTATCAACAGGTCTTTCGTTCCTCTCATGCCAAACATAATTATTTAGCTCTTTTATCAGCTCTGTACTTTCAGCATCAATTATTAAATCAAAGTCCTGAACAAGTGCAATCCCTGACAGAATAGACCCACTGCGTTTAACGGTTGGTTTAATGTTACAATATTCTTGTAGCTCCGAGATAAGTCTTGGCTCTGCGTTATCACATATAATTAAATTATCTTCTGCATAACGCCTATTGAGTTCTCCTATTTCTTTTGTAGATAATCCTGGCTTTGCATACATTGTTTTAATCCACATAATTTTTCTATCTTTATCTATTGCTAATTTAATTAAGGTTGTTGGGTCCACAGAGAATCCAAAGTCTTGACCAAATATAAAATCTGCACTATCATTAAACATCCCAGTTCTCCAATTAGAAAATACAACTCCTTCTGCTTTATCAAGCCATCCTCCAAGTATCTGGTGATTATATCTATCTGGTCTTCTGCGTCTTATATCTTCTAATTGAAGCAGAAATGATTCAGATAAGTTTTCTATATTATCTTTAAATGTAGTATGTATATAAGTTACATTATCTCTGTAACCATTAAATCCAGCATTTACTCCTTTACCTGCAAAGAATCTTTGATATATCCAATGCTCTTTTGTTGCTGGGTTTAATATCATAATAACTCTATTAGGTTTAGCTTTACTTCTTACTGATTGGTCTATCTTATCAAAATCCTCTTCTTTTACAAGCTCTTCTGCTTCATCTAAAACCCAAGTAGTAATCCCACTAATAGACTTTAAAGCTGCTGTTTGATTACCTGCAGAAGTTCTAATTCCTTTAAATAATATTGAGCTACCAGTACTTACGTTTAAGATTTCATCTTTAGTAATACGAAAATGTTCCATAATACCATATAGTTCTAACTTTTCTAAAAACTCTGGAATAATCGAATTGGCGGCAGATATCATTGTATAACGAGTAAAAAGTATCTTATGACCCTGTTCGAACGTTAGAAACGCTAAAAATGTGGTTATAGCGAATGATTTACCACTTCCTCTACCTCCTGTTATTACAAAGTACCTTGTATCGTTACCAAGAGCATTATACTTCTTGTTCAGTATCGGCTTCTTCATCGTTAGATAATTCTATTGTTTTATCATCTTCTTGAGTGCCAGTAAATAGATTTTTTATATTGATATTTACCTTTTGTTGTTTCTCTTCAGGAGTATCAAGTGGCTTACCATATTTATATTCAAAGAGTAGTTTTAAATGAGGAAAAGAGTTTTTAGCTTGTTCTGCTAATGATTCCCATGCTTCTTCCTCGCTTCCAAATACTTTTGCCATTGCATTAAGAGCATAGATTCCGACTCTTTTTCGTTTGGCATCGTTAAGAGCAGCAGAAGATGTGGGTCGTACAACAGGCACGTTTCTAACGCCTGGTTTTCGTCCATTGTTTCTTCGTCCATCATTTTCTTTGACATATTTATATTGTTTAGGTTTTCTTCCCATACTTATTATATATATAACTGATTGCAGACCAAACTGCATCACTTATCTCTTTCTTACTATATATTTTGGTTCCGACTTTTTTAATCCCATCTTTTTCAACAGCGATTTTAAATTGATAACAAACAGGAGAGCAATTCCCAACAGGCTCCCTATAAATCCTATAGCCATTGTCAATGCACCACCGAGCATGGCTTTGATTGCAACCTGTATTATACTTACCAAGTTTCCATTTTTTGTTGTATTCATCAATATCTTGCAGGAACCTCTTTTTCATTTAAAAATCTATCTATTTTTCTTTTTAATGCAAAGTATTTATTCTTCCAATATGAGTCTGGATTATCTATATAGTCTGGACTCATTGAATCAGAATCTAAATCTTGTTTTATTGTCATATATGCTTTCCAATAATTATCTTTATAATAAGCCATAGATGCAAACTGTTTTAATCCAACGTAAACAGATGCGTGGTCCTTATTTACTTCTCTACCTATTCTTTCAAGTGTATGATGAGTATATTCTTTGCAAAGTTTATAATATATTACTCTGGCGTAAACACATTCTCTTTTTCTGCGTTTACTCCTGATATCAACGTCAAGGTGTCTTGATACTTTATCAGCTAATGATTTTAATGTAAAATTATTCATATTTAGATTTTAAGTTTAGTACTTCTTTTTGAATTTCGCTATATTTTTTGTCTTCACTAAATTCTAATGCCCTGACAATACCTTCACAATATTCATACATTTCTTCTTCTTCGTATGTATATATTTCTTGTTCTATTTCTTCTAAAGGAACTCCCATTATTATATCTACAAGAGTTAAATAATATGCTTGTTCTATTCTACTCTTATAAACATCAAATGCTTCCTCTTCTAACAAACTCATGGGGGTCTTGTATTTTTCTTACAAAATAGTCTTCGTAGGTTTTGCAGACCTTTTGTAATTTATGTTCAGCTCTTTGCATTGACTCTTCACTGCAATCATATATTCCTATTTCACCTGTACCTTTTTCTATTACCAAAAATGTAAAGTTAGTAACATTGAATAATTTAGAATATATATAACACTGCATATCGTAATGCCAAGTATTTTTAGCTGCCCATAACCAACCATCAAGTTTAGATGTAGTTTTTAAGTCTATAACGTGATTATCTTTTAAATAATCAGCTTTACCTCGAAAAGGAAAGCCGAAAAGCTCACCAATCATGGGTACTTCTGGGCTTCCTCCTCGCAGTAATTCACTCGCTTCTGTATTCCTGTTCATTGTGTTTAGTAGTGACGCAAACGTACTATATTCTTTTTGTAGCATTACTTCTTTGCCTTCATTATCTTTTACAGCATCTTTAAATTTATTTGTATATCTTGTAGAAGCATCTATAAATAAATAGCTGTCATCTATTCTCTCTGGCTCAAGTGCCATCATGTGAAACAATCTACCTTCTCGAAGTGCTGGAACATCACTTCCTGATTCATTTAATGAATTTAAATATGATTTAGGAGAATCAAGTAGCTTTTTAGCAGAAGATGATGATAAAGCAGTCTTACCTAAATATCCATAGTAAAAACTATCATCATACATATTTGATAATATTTCTTGTTTACTCCAAGTTTTTCCGTCTAATAATGTAATTTGTGTATTCATAATTAAGTCTAATATTATTAAGTCCAATTATTTGTTGTAGTATTTACTTCTACATACAGCATATCTTTGGTCCGTATTTTTGTATTCAGCTACCATTGTTGGGTCAGCCATACATCTTTTTAAATATTCTTTTTCTGTTTCTGTTGGTGTGGGTTTAGGTATTGGCATAATTAAAGTTTATATATATTAGGTCTATTTAAAACATCCCACAAACTACCTGAACTTGGAATGTTGAATTTTTTCATTGTCTTTTTATAAGACTTGACTTTGTTGTAATACTTCCTAACCTCATCAACATCATATTTTGCTATCTTTCTTGATGCGTTTATTGCATACTTTATTCTATCTTCTTTTGGTATATCAAGTAAATTATCTCTATTATTTCCTATTCTAATATTATCACAAGAATTATCTGTCTTAATGCCGTTTAAATGTCTAACTATTATACCAGGACAATATATTGCTTCTCCATACTTTTGATATGCTTGTAATCTTGATACAAGAAACCTTTTATATTTTCCTTCTTTATTTGGTCCAAATCTTATTTTATGCATTAAATAACCATTTGAATTATAATAGCCAACTTTATTTCCTTCTGGATTAATCATATCACCATCAAAGGTAACTCTGTAACCTTTTTCGTATGCGTATTTTTCGTTTCTACTAAACATATTATTTATTTTTTTCTAATAGTTTTTGCAAGTTAGCTAATGCTCTCCAAGCTACTTTAGCATCATGATATAAACCATCATCGTCTAAAGTTCCACAGTCAACTAAATGTCTTGCAAGTGCATCTAATTCATCCTGTGATTTACTTCTATCCCAATGTAGAGGTGTACCTGGATTATGTTGCTCGTTTCCAATAAAAGAAACTCTACTAACATACTTAATAGCATCAGGAAAATATTTTATTACACCAGAATATACTGGCATTTGTTTTCTTTCTTCGTGCTTGCTCATAGTAATCCTAACTTTTTAGCTTTTCTGTATTTCTCTGCGTCTACTCTTGCTTCTTCCAGTTCAGCTTCTACTCTTCTTGCTCTTTCAAGAGCTCTAATCTTATCAGACCTATACATCTCTATAGATTTATCATAAGTTCTTCTTTCGTATTCTAGATGAGCTACATAAATTCCTATTTCTGCTAAACAGTTTTTGCATAGTTTTATGTCTTGATTATTTGATTCTTTACCCCATTGGATTAATTTATTTCCAATAGTCTCATAGTTTGTAAGATATTCTAGTTCTTTTATTAGTTCCATTTTATTTGTACTCATTGTAAATTGCTTTTAACTTATTGTAAACTGTATTGACAAAACACGGACTACAATTAGTCATTTTTTTCTTGTCCTTAAATACTCTATTGTATATTTGTAGTATTCTATCAGGATCTTTTATTTTATTTGATTCATTATTAAATGTCAAATCTAAAAAATTAAATTCATCTTCCGTTAATAATTCTGGCATTAAATAAGGAAATAATTCATTTAACTTCTTTTTTCTTTTATCACACCCACAGTCTGTATCTAATGCTTCTGCTATAGTATCTACTGCTTTTTTTATTCCTGTTGCTTTAGTTATCTTCTCAACAGTATCACCAAATCCTTTAGATGATCTGGCTTTATGATATTCAAAATTTGCTTTAAATTTATTATAATCGCTCATAATCTTCGTTTTTGTAATCTTCGTAATCTTCAGATAATTTATTTTTAATTATACTTTTTGCGTTTTTAAGAGTATTAAATATACTAACCCAACTTATTTTAGTTTCTGCTGCAATCTTTCTTATACTCATATCTGTGTCTCTATATAATATAAAAAGTTTTTTATCATACCAGTGCCAGTTTTCAATCTCATCATCTATTTTTTCACAGATCATATTATAAGCTTCTTGTTCTTTTAAATTATTGGTATCTTCCAACTGGAGGAGTCCATCATCAATAGAAACTTTCCTAACTTTTCGTTTACTGTTATAATATAAATAGTAAGTAGTACGTAAAGTAAAATACATGTAACCCCTACGTATTTCACCATTCTCAATAACTTTTTCTGGTTTAGCATATTTATATAATATTAAATAACTCTCTTGTACTATATCTTCAGCATAATCGTATTCACCAAAACCATTTACGATTCTTATCCACTCCTTATGCTGCTTTGCAACTATTGCTAACCAATCTGCTCCTGTTCCCATTTCACTGTAACATTAATGAATCCTATACAGCATTGAAGAGTATACTCGTCAAAACCATCATCATATTGTTCTTTGTGAAATAGTGCTCCAACAATAAAACCCTTTACAAGTGCAATATAAATCTCTGCACCTTTAAATTGTCCTATCATTAGAAAGACTGTGGTTATTACTAGTAATATAATTAATATCAAAATAATAATTCTTTTTTTTGTTTTGCTAATAAATCTTTGTCCATAAACGTAAAGCCTATGTTATTCTTTTCCATTCGGAGTTTAATTGGTTCATCAAATGGAGTACATCTTCCTCCTGTTTCCATCTCTTTAATTTTTAATATATAAAGATTTGAAAATACCCAGTCAGTTGGATGAGATGTGTACCTGTGAATACAAATCAAATCATCACAACGGTTTCCCCACTTACCACCACCTTCAACACTAGCCATATTTAAAGGCATAGGTAGTCCTTCATATTCATGTCCTTTAGGATGTAATCTTCTTAAAGCTTCTGTAACTCCATGAGCATTTAAGAATAATGTTATGTTGTTTCTTTTTGCAAACAATCTAAACTCTGTACTTACTTGATAATCGTATTCGTGTCCTCCTACTTCTTTGTATAGTTGTTTGTCTTTTACTAGAGAGTTATAAGGATCTATAAGTATTGCGTCATAGTCCCATGCATCTTTTATTTCTTTTGCTTCTTGCAGAAGCTCACCATAAGTATATAGTTCTTCTACATCAATGATCTTAAAATAACTATCTGACCATTTAAGAGCATCTTCTATCTCTGCGTCTTCAGCCATTGTAATTGGCTTACGCATTTTAAACTCTACTATTTTTCTTTGAATTGATTGAGGTGTGTTTTCTGATGACCAGATTAAAAACCTCTTTTTGTGTTTAAGAGCCCAGATAACGAATAAATACAATATAACAGTAGTTTTACCAACGTTCGCATGTCCAATTAATAAATTAAAATTTCCTTGCTTATATCGTAAATATTCGTCAATATCTGGTATTCCTATTTTAAGTCCCTCTTTAACCCTTCCGTGTTTAATATCTAAAAGTTTCTTAAATATATTAGAAGAGCTTACTATCATTTTAGAAAGGGAGATTATCTCTGTCTGGCATTTGATCAGCAGAAGCTACTTCAGCAGCTGTCGTTTGAATTTTCCATCCAGTTAAATTAATATAGTATTTTCCTTTATACTCTCTTGAGTTTAAATTAATACCTACATTGACACTATCACCAACTTTACAGTTGTTTAATTTATCAATGTTATCGTTTAAAAACTCTACTGGTACTGTTTGTGGATATTTACCACCAGTATCTAATAATAAAGTTTTCTTCTTTAGTGTTTTAATTTGTTCTAAATCACCAACTGATTTAATTGTACCTGTTAATTCCATTATTTTATATTATATAATTCTTTATAGTCATCACTTGTCGGTAGCAAGTTTTTCTCGAAATAAAGATACTTACCTATTACAGATATTTCTGTTAATATTTGTTGTCTCTCTTTTTCGGTAGCATTTCTCCATATTGGATTTAATACTATTTCGGTAGCTCTATCTACAGCTCCTTGTTTACTTATAGAATCTTGCGTCTGCGAGATCCTTTGTGGTTTAATGTTCTTTGTCATTTGTAAAAAATTTATTTACTATTAATTGTTTTTCGTCTTTACTTAAATAATCGGCTTGTAGTATTTCAAATAAAGTAGTTCTTAATTTGTCTATTTCTTCTTGCTTTTGTTTAAGTAAATTGATATAATGTAATTCAATCATAATATAAAGCTAATAAAAAAAATAATATTATAAAAAAAATATTAATAAAAAATGTTAAAAAAAAAGAGGGAAATAAATTCCCCCCTTAAACAAAGAACAATAAAGACTAGAAAAACTTACGTATGAAAAGAAAAGTCTTTTGATTTCTCATTATACTCTTCAATCATCTCCATGATTTCTATGTCTGTAAATTTAACAGTTTTTAAACTTCTTTCATATAATTCTTTTGACAAGTTTTCACCAAGATACAAACTGTATTTATATTGCTCACCGTATCTAAATACATTGCAAGCTATACATTGAGCGTGTACGTTTTGCTCGTCCCATCTAGTTGCATAATGTTTTCTTGAAATAAAATGACCTGCTTGTATTTTAGTCCAGTGATGTATTTCTCCACAAGTAGCACATCTACAATACCCATCACTATCTGAATCTCTTAATCTTATATATTTAGAAAATACTATATCTAGTTTCTTTATTAAGTTCTTTCGTTTTGGTATTCTAGCCATCCATAGAGTGTATTAAAATCTTTCCAGTATCTTCGTCTATTTCTTTAATTTTTTTATAGATATATTTTGAATTAGCTTTTACTTCTTTTTTTTCTTGCTTTGTACTATCTGTACCCATATTAGTGTATTGTATTGCATCTAATTTTAATAATTCATCTGTTCTATCTCTAACTGTTAACTTAAAATCATTTGTTATCTTATCTGCTAATTTTCTTATAATATCCATATTTATTTATTAATTGTTAAACGATTATTTACCACTAACCCACCAAAGTTATTCACTTTTTTTTTAAAAGTAAATAGATAGATTAATTTTCTTTTAAACAGTAAATGTTAATATTATTTCTTCTTGCCTTGTCCTCTATAGGGTTTCTTATATCCTACTTGATTTCTAGATGCGTTTTTTGAATGCACACCTTTTCTCTTTATTTTAGGCTTTTTAATATAAACATTTATTGTTTTTTTTGCCATTACTTGGATTTATCATTTAATTTCTCAAATGTTCTCATTCCTCCAAGTCCTAACATTCCTACTAATACTGTCATTAAATGCTCCATTTGAAGTGCTGGTGGAGCAGTCTCTGGTCCTAGATACCAGATTAATAAATCTCTTAATACAAAGTTGTATGCAAGTGCAAATCCACATACCCATCCAATAAATGGTCTCCAGCCAGCTACAAATACTGTTCTATGCTGTGCTTCCATTTTATTAATCTCTGCCTGTAATTCTATAAGCTTTTGTGGATCTATTTCTTTTCCTTTAATAAGTTCTCTTATCTCAAGACCTAAACCTGAAATATCATTCTTGTCAGAAAAGCCAAATAATCTTTTTATAATTTTAAGCATAAGTCCAAATTACCTTTTGAGTTTTAATAGGATCATTATCTACGTGAATAAATGTTTCAGCTATACCAATCCTATTGAATCCTGCTTGGAGTAATGCTGATAATATTTCGTATCTGTGCGTAGAGGATGATACATGTATGTCGGCAGCGTGTCCTCGTAGATGTGACGAATTCTCTGTTCCTCCCACTTTTTCATTATGCTCTTTAGATCTGAATCCTGAATTAATTCTAAATGGTATCCCTGCAATTTGACGTGCATGGTTGAGCATGCGTAAAAAAGAAGGCTGCATGTTACGACCACTATCAGGTATGTCAGGCGAGTCAAATTCACTATATTTAAAATAATTTTTAGACATTACATTTTTAATTTAGCTAACCATTGATTCCAAGCTTTAGCTACTCTAATGTTAAATTGTTCTAATTTGTTTGCTATGTATCTTAATATTCTAACCATCGTTATTTAATATAAATCTTAATTCTGTTTGAAACTCTCTTTGGTCTATCTTTAATTTCTCTATTTCATCTTCTACTGCTCTTGTATTAGGAAAACAATATTCTTGTTGATTATGTGATGTTTTTCTTGCAAGAGTTGCTACTTCTTCTATTTTAGCATTTAAATTATAATATGAACCAGCCATTGATATAACAAGAGAAACAAGCATTACTACTTGTCCTATGTTGATTGAGAAATCTGCTTTGCCATCTCCGTTGATATCAATCTTTGCCATTTATTAGTTGATATATTTTAATGATTGTATAAATGAGCGTTGCTATAATTAGTAGTCCTTGTAGAGCTTCATTTATTTCTGCTATTGTTATTATATACACACTAACTCCTAATATTGTTGGTTCAAATCCATTCATTTTTATCTCATTAATTTATTTTAAATGCCATATATATATAAGTTTCTCCGCTTCCATTTATTTCACCAGAAGTTCCTGCTAATTGAAATCCAGTTGAATTAAAATTAATATTTCCAGGGCTATAAGAAGTTTCAGAATCACTTGTATTTGCTAGTAATCTTGTATTCATAGGATTACTTGTATCTCTTACTGAATCTACCATCCACCAATTAGCAGTTCCAGTTGCTTTTTTCGTCATTAAAAGGTCTGGTTGAAATCCTGTTGTAACAGTTGGACCTGAAGAACTACCATTTCCAGTATAACTTCCAATCTTGCTATACCCAGCTACTGAATGGAAACAGTAGGCTATGTAATCTTGAGCAGTAGATGATGGTCTATATTGAAAATTAGTCGAAGTAACAGAATTAAATAGGTTTGAATTAGCTACACTTGCAGCAGTGGAATTAAGTTCTATATAATTAGATGTTCCTATTCCAGCGTGATAACTATACCAAGGAGCAGTCGCTGATGTACTTTTAGTAATTATAAATTCTGGAGCAGATGAAAGTCCGTGACCAATTGTATCTGTAACATTTGGAGATGAAATTGAATATTTTACAATACTAAATCCTGCATTAGGATTTGCACTAACAAGTGAATCTATAGTACCTTCTGTGTTTATTGTTGGCTCATTATCATCAGCTTTCCACGCCCAAGCAACGTAAGTTTGCCCAGATTGATTTTCACTATTACTTGTACCTAAACTGAATCCATCATTATCAAAAGATGTTAAGGTAGATGAACTTGAAGTACCTCCCTGTGCAGCAGTTCCTGATGAATAAATATAAACACCAGGGCCTCTAACACTATCATACCAAATTGGTACTTGCGTACCACTTCTTTGTTTTATCCAAACTAAATTTGGTTTAAATCCTAATCCTTCAATAGACCTTGCTGAACCAGTACCAGTATAAGCTACTGTACTAAAACTTTTTGCTACTGTTGGTGCTTCTGTGTCAGGGTCTGCAGCAAATGCGATATAGATAAAAGTATCACCATTAGAGTTAACCCCAGCATTTGTTGCTTTTATTTGAAAACCATTACTTAAAAAATCAACACCAGCATAACTTGTTTCAGCATTACTTGTATCAGCTTCAACCATTAAATTTCTTGGGTTTGTTAAATTTCTTTTATTATCATACATTGTCCAACCACCAGCAAGTGTTGTTCTTTTAAGAATCAAAAACGCAGGTTCAAATCCTGTTTCTACTATTGGTCCATTCGTAGAACCATTACCTGTGTATGAGCCAATCTTTGAAAAATTTTCGACTGAATGGAAACAGTAAGCTATATGATTATCATTAGCAGCGTTAACGTGAGTAGATGTATTAACTGTAAATACTGTAGATGTAGGTTCAGTATTATTATATGCCGCAGAAGAAGCAGCCGAAGCTGCTGATGTATTTAGCGTCATATTATTTGTTGCTGTATTAAATTTATCGTAAACAAGCCAAGCCCTTGTCCCATCATCTAAATTTTTAATAATAAATAATTCAGGTACTGAACTTAATCCGTGTCCTACGGTTGCTAAACTGCCTGTCCCTGTATATTTCACAATACTAAATCCTGCATCTTGATTTGCCTGTACTGTACTTGTAATACTTCCATCAGTATTGCTGCTTGTAGTTCCTCCGTTTGCTTTCCACGCCCAAGCTACATAATCTCTACCACTTGCATTGGGATTATTTTTTGTATTAAACCCGCCTGTTTCAATTACTGCGTGTGCAGCATTACAATCTTCTGTACCAGTTGTATTTGTATTTAAAAAACAACCTGCGGTTCTTGATGAGTCGATTAAATTATGATAGTCTGTTGCATTTCTACCTTTTATCCAAACTAAATCAGGGGTAAAGTTTAATCCGTATTCGTATGTAACATTTGTAGCAGTACCATCATAATTTCTTGTATCATCATTTGCATTTCCTTCAAATCTATAAGAAGCTACAAGTGAGTTTTCATTATACAATGTAGTTACTTCTGCTGCTGATATTGCTTTGTTGAATATTCTTACTTGGTCTAATTCTCCATCAAAATAACCTAAAGCTCCAGCCGCATATCTACCTATATGTAAATCATATGCCCAAATAGAACTTGTCATATAATATGTTCCAACAGAACCATTTGTAATTACTGCTGTTCCATCAATATACATATTAACAGTACCTCCAGCTGCCCTTGTAACTACAACGTGATGCCAATTTCCATCAGCATAAGTTGAAGAAGGCGACGTTTGGGTTGTTGCATTATCAACTCCATTTCCTTCATCATATGTTATTGCTCCTGCGTTTATTTTTATACGCCATCCATTAGTTGTATAACCAGCTTTTGTATCAAATAAAAATACATTTGATGAAGAAGTTGTGTTCAACCAAAAAGAAATAGAGAAATTTAAAGAAGCGGGTATTTTTGCATTAGTATCTATATAACTACTACTCCCATTAAAACTTGCTGATTGTCCATATCTTCCTGCTGCATATTGTATTGCATTTCCAGTTCCATCGTAGTTACCGCTTAAATCTGTTTCATCATTCTCAAATCTATAAGTAGCAACACAAGAACTATCTCCAAGTACTTGTAGTGTTTCTGTTGTATCTTCTGATAATGGGTCTAATGATTCTACTGTAGAAG